TGGGAGATCCAGGCAGCCACGGCGGCGCGGTCACCACGGGCAGCCCCGACACCACCGCCAACGGCCTGGCGGTGGCCAGGGTGGGCGACACCTACGACTGCCCGATCCATGGCCCCAACCTGATCACCACCGGCAGCCCGGACACCACCGCGAATGGCAGGGCAGTGGCGCGCGTGGGGGATCAAACTGGATGCGGTGCCACCCTTCAGGGGGGCAGTCCTGATGTGGAGGTGAACTGATGGCCGGAATGAGCCGCGACACTGGCAAGGCCCTGGGCGGGTTCGATCACCTGCGCCAGTCCATCACCGACATCCTCTCCACCCCCGTGGGCACGCGCGTGCACCGGCGGGACTATGGCAGCCGGCTTCCCCGCCTGGTGGATCGCCCCATCAACCAGTCCCTGGTGGCGGAGATGATGGCGGCGACCGCCGAGGCCCTCGACCGGTGGGAACCGCGCCTGCGGCTGGAGCGCATCCAGATCGACAGCGTGACGCCCGAGGGTCAGATCAGCCTTAGCCTGGTCGGGTACTACCTGCTCAACGGCGAGCGGATCCAGATCGAGGGGCTGGTGATCTGATGGCGATCGATTTCAGCTCCATCCCGGCACCCGAGATCATCGAGCTGCTCGACTTCGAGACGATCCTCGGCGAGCTGCTGGCGGACCTTGTGGACCGCGACCCCAGCTACTCGGAGATCCTGGAGTCGGATCCAGGCGTGAAGATCCTGGAGGTGGCCGCGGCGCGTGAGCTGATCTTGAGGCAGCGGATCAACGATGCCCTCCGCGCCACCCTGCTGCGGTACGCCACCGGCGGCGACCTGGACAACCTGGTGGCGTTCTACGGCGTGACCAGGCTGAGCGGCGAGACGGACGATGAGCTGAAGGTCCGCACGATCGAGCGGATCATGGGGAGCAGCACCGCCGGCGGCGCGAGCTGGTATCGGTACCAGGCGCTGAGCGCGAGCGCGGACGTGCGCGACGTGGCGGTGAGCAGTCCAGCGCCGGGGCAGGTGGAGATCGCCGTGCTGTCGAAGCTGGGCAATGGCACCGCCAGCTCCGCCCTCCTCGAGGCCGTCGATGATGTGGTGCAGGCGGACAACGTGAGGGTGATCACCGACACGGTGACGGTGGTGAGCAGCTCGGTGCAGGTGGTGCCAGTGACGGCGCAGATCTACCTGTACCCGGACACACCGATCGCGGTGTTCAATGAGCTGCAGGCCAGCCTGACGGCAGCGTTCGCCGCGGCCTCGGGCCTGGGGTGGGACGTGACCCGCAGCTGGTTGATCGCCAAGCTGCATGCAGCGGGTGTGCAGCGGGTGGTGCTGACCGCGCCGGCGGCTGACGTGGTGTGCGGGCCCTCCCAGGCCCCGGCGCTCGGGACGATCTCGCTGACCATGGCGGGGCGTGATCGATGAGCACCAGCCTGTACGACCTGCTGCCACCCAACAGCACGTCGCTGGAGCGCGACTTCAGCCGCGTCACCTCCAGCCTGGTGCGCGTCGGCGAGCCGGTGCCAACCATCCGCACGGCGAAGCGGGTGGAGATCCCGGACAGCGTGATCCCGTGGCTGATCTACGAGTACGGGCTGGGCGAGCTGCTGCCCTTCATCCTCGATCAGCGGCATCTGGTGGCGGATGGAGTGCTGTGGCAGCGGATCCGTGGCACCCCCGAATCGGTGCGGGTGGCGTTGGGTTGGATCAACATCCAGGGCGTGCTTGAGGAGCCAGAGGGAGGCAGCAACCGCTGGGCGGAGTACATGCTGGGCCTGTCTGCCCCGACCGTCGGCGACGACATCATCGACCGGATCGTGGGTGTGGCGCGGGTGTCGAGCCCGGTGCGCTCCAGGCTGTCGCGCATCTACGCGGTCTACGACGTTCGCCAGTTCATCTGGGACGAGGGCTTCTGGGACGACCAGATCTGGGACGACCACAGCGGTGTGCGGCTGCGACCGGACTGGCCGCAGATCAGCTACGGGCAGCAGCTCGGCGGGCTGGCGGCGGAGAACCTGGTGGCGGATGTGGTGAGCAGCCTGCAGGAAGAGCTGCCTGTGTGGCTGGTGACAGCATCCGGGTTCGTGTGGGACAAGAGCGCATGGGACGACGAGGAGATCACGCCGTTCTATCCCGGGGTTGTATCTGAGCAGCTGGGATTCAGCTGCAGGTATGAAGGGCAGATCTGGGGCCCGTTCGGCTGGCGACAGGAAACTTGGTCGGAGATCAACGTGGTGGTGTCGGGCAGTGTGACCACGACATCATCCGGCGGTGGCGGTGTGGGCAGTGCGCTGCTGAGCACGATTCCCGGGACGGCGCAGATCCTTGACAGCAGCAACCTGGGCACCCTTTGGGGAGTCAATTCCTATAACGACGCAGACCCGATGGTTCTGATGGTCAGCTTTGAACTGTTTGCGCCGATTACGATTGCAGCAGTTGGTATGTATGACCACGGGCAAAACGGCTTGGCGGAAGCGCATGGGTTCTCGCTGTGGGACTCCAACACGCTGACACCGATCCAGCTGAATGGCGTGAATCAAGTCACAATCCCGGCCGGAACTGCTGCCACTCTTCAGGATTCTTACCGTGTGGTGGCGCTGTCGTCGCCGCAGACGCTACAACCTGGTAGTTACAGCATGGCCGTGACGATGCCCACGACTGGTGCTGACGCTATTGCTGCCATACTAAACGGCGCTGGCGCATGGCATCCTGCAATGATTGATTCTCGAATAAATAATGGTACACCTACAAACGCTGGTTTTGCGTATCAGTACGCTGCTGGTTCAAACCCTCAGGTAAGTTTTGATATTTTGTACGATCCGGACTTCCCGGATTTCAAGGGTCCAGCATTCCTGCTGCTTACAGGAACTCCTGGCGTCAACACTAATTGGCGTACTCCGATAGGGCCCATGCTGTTTGTGGCCCTGTAGACTGATGCCATAGGAGCGCGCACCGATGCAGACCATCCTTGCCAACAGCGGTCGTTCCGTCATCGCCCAGGCGATCCGGGCCCGCACCGCTCATATGGCCTGGGGCACCGGCGACAACTCCTGGGGCAACACTCCGCCCGCTCCACCGAACAGCGCCAGTGCCCTCCTGGCCGAGGTCGCACGGCGTCGCGCCACGCTGGTGGATTACTGCGTGGCCGATGCCAACGGGTCTATCGTGGTTCCCGAGGGCCGGTTCAGCATCAGCGCAACCCCAACCCCGAACCTCTACTTCAAGTTCCACTTCGAGTTCAGCGAAGGTGTGGGGGCCACCATCCGCGAGCAGGCGATCTTCGTCGACACCGTGGCCGCCAACGGCGTACCCAGCGGCCAGTACTACCTGCTGCCTGCTGAAGTGGCGAACCCTGGCACCATGCTGGTGCACCAGCGCAGCACGCCGATCATCCGGCAAGCGACGACCCGTCAGCTCTTCGAGTTCGTGGTGACCTTCTGATGCCTACCCTCCCCTCGGACTACTACAACAGGTTCGACGCCTCGAAGCGGTTCGAGGATGTCCTGGTCAGGGCTGCCCGCCGTTCGCAGTCGGCAGAAGTCAACGAGATCCAGTCGATCCTCGGCGACCGCCTGCGGCGCATCGCTGATGCGGTCTTCCGCGATGGCTCGGTGGTGCGTGGCACTCCGCCGATCATCGACACCACCTCCGGTTCGATCAGCTGCCCCGCCAGCGCGGTCTACCTGCGCGGGGCCGTGCGCGAGGTGCCTGCTCGCGTGTTCACCATCGTCACCACCGGCCTGGTGCGGATTGGCATCTTCCTCCTCGAGGAGGTGATCACCGAGGTGCAGGACGCGACGCTGCGGAACCCGGCAGTGCAGACCCGCGGCTACGACGAGCCCGGCGCTGCACGCCTCCGCCTCACCCCCACCTGGGGCAGGGAAGGCGAGGCCCAGGCCGGCGTGTTCTACCCCGTCTGGACGGTGATCGACGGGGCCCTGCTGAACCAGGCGGACAGCACCGACAACACGTTCATCGAGGCGCTGGCGCGCTACGACCGGGAGAGCAATGGCAACTACATCGTCTCCGGCCTGACGGTGCAGGCCCTGGGCCTGACCAGTGGCAACAACGTCTTCAGCATCCGCGAGGGTGTTGGCAACGTGCTGGGCTACAAGATCGACAAGCCCAGCAGCACCAGGCTGGTCTACGCCGAGGATCCCGATCTGGAGACGGTGGACTCGGAGCCCGACACCTTCACGGGCACCACCGGCGGCACAGCCACCATCAGCCTGAACCGCACCCCGGTGAGCTCGATCATCGAGGTGGTGATCACCCGCCAGAAGACTGTGACCATCACCCGTGGTGGCACCGCCGGCGGCCAGGACACCCTGCCCGACGTGTCGGTGCTCAACATCCAGTCGGTGGTGCAGGGTGGCACCACGTTCAACGCCTCCACCTACTTCCTCAACGGCGACAAGGTGGACTGGAGCCCCGGCGGTGCTGAGCCCTCGCCTGGCTCCACCTACTCGGTGACCTACCAGTACCTGGGCAATGTCAGTCCCAGCAACGTGAACCTGCAGGCTGGCACGTTCGATGTGACCGGCGCGGTCAACGGCACGCTGGTGCTGACGGACTACCAGTGGAAGCTGCCCCGCTACGACCGGATCTGCCTGGATCGTGATGGCAACTTCACCAGGTACCGGGGCCTCAGCTCCAGGTACACTCCGCTGCCCCCGGCGATCCCTGGCAACCTGCTGCTGCTGGCGACGATCGAGCAGCGGTGGGGCCTTACCCCGGTGGTGAAGAACGATGGCTTCAAGGCCATCCCCTTCGACCAGCTGGAGCGGATGCGGTCGCTCATCGTCGACCTCTACGATCTGGTGGCGCTGGAGCGGCTGCGGAACGACATCAGCAGCCGTGAGCCCAGCAGCAAGCGGGGCGTGTTCGTCGATGCCTTCATCGATGATGACCTGCGGGATCAGGGCATCGCGCAGACGGCCGCCATCGTCGATGGCACCCTGCAGCTCCCGATCGCGCCATCGATCTACCGCGCAACGACCAACGCGGCCCAGGACTGGATGCTCCCCTACACCGAGGAGATCATCCTGGAGCAGTCGCGGGTGACGGGCAGCAGCCCGATCAACCCCTACCAGGCGTTCGACCCGATCCCGGCAGCGGTCACCCTCACCCCTGCGGTGGATCGGTGGACAGCGATCGAGACCACATGGGCCAGCCCGGTGACGCAGGCGTTCCTGCTCCGCCTGGGCAATGCCCGTCAGCTGTCGGTAGTCACCACCGCCGCTACCCGCACCGAGCTGCTGAGCGAGAGCGAGCGGCCGGCGGAGTTCCTGCGGCAGATCAGCATCGCCTTCACCATCGACGGGTTCGACCCTGGGGAGACCCTCCAGCTGGTCGAGTTCGACGGGATCAACGTCACCCCTGCCTGAGCCATGCCACTCACAGCCAATTCAGCCGGGCAGATCTCCGGCAACATCACGATTCCCGCCAACGTCCCCACGGGCACCAAGCGGGTGCGGTTCGTCGGCGGCCAGGGCAGCTTCGGCGCTGCTCGGTTCGTGGGTGAGGGGACGATCGTCACCCGCACCCAGCGCCAGCTCACCACGATCGAGACCCGGTTCTGGGATCCGCTGGCGCAGACCTTCCGCCTCGATCAAGGTCGGTGGGTGACGGCCGTCGATTTCAGGTTCACCGCCAAGGGCAGCAACACCAACAAGGTGGTGCTGGAGATCCGCGAGACGGAGCTGGGCCTGCCCAACACCGTCACCGTCGCCGAGGGCATCCTGCCTGGCAACGCCATCACGGTGGGGGCCTGGAGCAAGATCGCCCTCACCCGGCCGGTCTACCTGGAGCCTGGCGTGGAGTACGCCATGGTGCTGCTGACCGACGATGCGGTGCATGCGGTGGCGCTGGCGGAGCTCGGGAAGTTCGACACCACCGCGAACCAGTTCGTCACCAGCCAGCCCTACACCATCGGCACCTTGCTCAAGTCAAGCAACGCCTCGACCTGGACGCCGGTGCAGGAGGCCGACCTGGCGTTCCGGCTCTATGGCGCACGGTTCACCAGCACCACCCGCACGGTTGATCTGGGCCCGATCCGGGCTGGCACCGTGACGATCACCACGTCGGGCAACGTGGCCACTGCCACCATGGCCGGCGGGCATCCGTTCGTCACCGGCCAGACGGTGGTGCACAGCGGCGCGGTGCAGACGCAGTACAACGGCGCGGTGGTGGTCACGGTCACCAGCCCGACCACGTACACCTTCACGGTTTCCGGCAACCCTGCCTCGCCAGCTACTGGCACCATCGCGGCGGTGGCGGGCCTGACCAGCGACCTGGTGGCGCTGGCCGGTGTCGAGCGGGTGAACAATGGCACCGA